AGTTGTCATTCTTAAATTCAAGTTAGCTGAATATCCACCCCAGCCACCATCAATATACACATTCGCATCTGTACTTGTTTTTCCGAGTATATGTAATTCCCCACTTGGCGTCGTCGTCCCGATGCCGACGTTGCCTGAAGAAGTAGTATAAAGAGTAGAACCTGAAATAGATAGATTAGCGCCACTAATTTTCGCATTTTGGACATGAGGATAAAGAATTTCTGAACCAACAACTCCCATAACATCCCAGTGATTCTCACCAGAGATTTGAGAATCAACATAAGATTTATTGGTTATGTCGTCAGCATTAATAGGGACCTTCTGAATTGTCCCCTCTCGTGTTGCTACATTTTTTCTAACGGCATAATCGTCTAATATTCCTGCGGATTTATTTAAATCAATAGTCTTTAAAGGAGTTTCTTTCTTTGGAATATAAGGATTCTTAGTAAATACCATAAGAATTAATAAAAAACAAACTTAATAAATTTATGCCGAAGTTACTAATTCAAAAGTTCCGGTAGAGACACAAACATAAAGTTTAGCTCCGGACAAAATCAAAGTTCCTTTTTCTGCATAAGTTAAGGTATTTCCTGCTAAATTAGGAACTACAAAGGATATAGGTCTAAGAATTTGAGAATCAGTATCCATAATTATTTCCTCGTATTTGTAATTTTACATACTGCGTTAGGAACTGGAATTTGACAAACACCCCTCTCCCATGCTCTAATAGTTGTAGATTTTCCAGGGTCTTCAATTGTTCTTGTAGTCAAAGGAGTTGCTTCCTTCCATGTTAAAGCTTGTTTAGCTACAACAATATAAGCTTGGTCAGCTGTCACAGTTTCAGAGATCATTATCTTCAATCCACAAAGCACATTAACAACGCCGTTTGTAACAGCACTTACACTCTGAAAAGTTGGATGATTTAAAACTTTTGAGTTTGAGATTATATTTGTATAATCTGTTCCATTAACTACTAAATAACCATTTCCGTTTAAAGCGTCAATTCCATCAGCTCTAAGCATATTAACTCCATAAAGTATGTCATAAATTGGGTCTCTATTTGCGACAGTGGCACTATCCCATTCACTTCCGGCGGTTATTGCAAAAGTATTTCCCGCACTTCCAGATAAAACAGCTTCAATTGCTTTATCAACTTGATAGGTTATCTTCTGGGTTAATCTGTAAATCTTTCTTTGAAGCATGGGTATTGTTGCTGTTTGTTCAGCTTCAATAGAAATAATGCTTTCTCCTGCGTATTTTTGAATAACGCTTTGAACCTTAGTTTCTGTAACATCAAAGAAAGGGAAAGGTGCATATTGAGGAACACCCTTGATTGGAGAGCCAGTTAATCCATCTGTTTCATCTGAGTTTGTTTCTCTAAAATATGATTCTGTCCATGCTGAAGAAGTATCAATTGTACAAAGTGTTTTTAATTTATAATCTAAAGCTGCTACTGCCTTCACTGCTCTGTCAATATTTTCATATCTTAAATCTGCTTCTCTATCTGTATCAGCCATTTACATTAACCTCCCTACTCTAACTCTAACAACTTCACTTGCTGCTGCTGCTTCTAAAACTTTACCAACAATCGCCCCAGTAACCATCTCAGCTTCTGTAGCTTGTTTAATTAAGTTTGCTCCACTAAGAGAGCATATTCCGCCTAATGTGATTGAAGCTGTTGCGTTTGTAATGTCCCAAACTCCATTAAGTGCAGCTGTAATTTCAGTAATTCCATCAGAAGCGGTTTTTTCTTCCCATGCAATTCCTGCGAAAACATCAGCCCCAGAACTTGCGATAGCTGTATTATCTCCAGATAATTTTAAAAGAGTTCCAATAGCAATTCCTGTTCCATCAGCAACAGTATATCTCATAAATTCAGTAGGAGTCTCAATACATTGTGCTTCGTTTGTCATGTTAAATTAATAATAAATAACTATTTAAATCTTTGCACTAAGGTAGCTAAGTGAAAATATAGAATTAAATTGCTTCTCCGCCCTTAAATTGTCCATCCTTAAAAATTTCATCTTCATATGTTCCTATGGGAACAATCTCAGCATTAGGTCTAAATATTGGAAGACCAGGATTATTAATGTCTATCTCGGGAATCTTTTTCAATTTTAAAAACTTTCTTAAAATCTTAGAAAGAAAATTTAAACTTCTATGCCAAACACTCGGGTTTAAAGTTCTTAAAACTGTTTGCAATTGTTCTTTAGGAAATCCTAAACAATAAAGTTGAATAGGTTGGACATTTAATTGCAGTTGATATTCTCCTGCGTCACATTTGTAAGGAAAATATTTTCCTTGTAATTCTGTGATAAATCTATCAGTATCGTGTTTAATTCCACGCATGGCAAAAAATAATTTCATTTTAATTTATTTAATTCTTCCTTTAATGCAGAAAGAATAACCTCTCCTTCATCTATATGTTGTTGAGCCTTCTTTAAATTGTCCTTAGAAGTATTAACACTTTTTTCAACTTCTTCAATACTAATTTTTAATAATTCTTTATCCATATTTAACTATGGCGTCGGCAATAGGTGTTCCTTTCCAAAAATCTATCGCAGCCTTTTTTTTAATTTCTTCTTCGGTATGTTGTTCCCAAGGGATATTCCCCCCGGAAGTTGAACCCAAAAGTCTTGAGGTTTCCACTTCTCTTAATGCAGCAATATTTTTTTCTAATCTTTCATTTTCTTTTACTAAGGCTTCCCTTTCTGCTTTTGCTTTAGAAATTAAAGTTGCTCCATCTTCATTTATAGGAGTTTGAGAAATAGTTGGAACTTGGTTTTGCAAAGATTGAACTATTTGATTATTTTCCATCTTAATAATTAAACTCCAACAAAGTTTAAAAGCTTTGCGGAATATTCGTTTTGCTTAGATTTCCAATAATCCTGGAATTTAATGATTGCGGTTACCATTGAAGTAGCAAAGGCAAAGCCCAAACCTTCCCAAGAAAAACCATTAACTAAAGAACCAAAAAAGACTAAACCACCCGCTAAAAGAGAATTAACAATATTCCAACAAATCTCCTTTTTCTTATTTCTTGTTTCTGTTTTTTTATTCTTCAATTTCTAAATCCTCGGTTGTGATTAAAATATTATTTGGGTTTGGTTGTGCTAACGCTGTATTAAATTGAGATATATAATAATTTCTCATAGTTGCGTCAAATACTTCAAACCTGGCTAATTCGGGAGTTCCGTCATTTCCTAAGAATCTGTTTAAATCTTCTTGACTATCCTTAAAAGTTTTTTGATGTGCTGCGTCAATTAAATTTAGTGTTTGATAGAATAATGCGATGTTCTGAGGTGCATTTTGAGGATTTTTATTTGTATCTGTGATTAAACTTCTCAAATATTTTTCTCCATTAGTTAATGCTGCCTTATCTGCGGAGAACTCTCCCACTTGTTGAGATTTAATATTGCTTCTAACTCCTGCAAGAAAAGTTCCTAATCCCCCAATAACTGCTCCACCAACAGCCCCCAAAGGACCACCTAAAGCCCCAACAGTCGCCCCAGTAACTGCACCCCCTAAAATACCAGGAACAGCAGAAGCAGCCCCCGCTCCCAAAGCCTGTCCTATATCTAACTTTGCTCCTGTGATTGATTCTAATTCTTGAGGTGTTAATAATCCCTCTTGCGCCATTTGTGTTAATTGTTGGATTCTTTGTTGTTGTTCCACTTGATTTTGGGCGGTTCCCACTGGTTGAGCATTAATTGGATTCTGTGCCGTTTTCTGTGCTTCTGCTTGTGCTATTTGATTAATATCATTAGGATTTAAACCTAAAAAAGTTCTACCATCGGGCAAAACAACTCCGCTCCCCCTTCCAGTTTGAGGGTTCTTAAAAGTTTCTACACTTCCCGGAGCAGGATTAACATTTGTCTTTTCGGGTTTATATCCTGGAATTGGAACGCAAGCTTGAATTTCATTGTCCCATTCATAGCCTTCACGACACGTTTGAATCTCCTTATTTAAATCTTTTTTCTTGGGAATATTTGCATAAAGGCCCATTCCCGCCATTGTTGGTTGAGTGTTTATTGTGCTTGTCATTTTATTCTCTATTTAAATTAACCACACTATCGTTTGGTTGAATTCTTGTTTGTCCTGTGTTCTTTGCTTCGTCTTCTTGAACTAATCCACCCAAACTTGGGGGTCTATTAAATTTAATTGAGATTGCTAATTGATTCCAAAGGTCATCTTCCAAATCTATTTGTTCCTTTGTGTAAATAGGCTCAAAAATAACGTGTCCCATTTTTCCCCCTACTTCTGAGGTCCCGTCACTTGTTGCTATACTTCTTGGAACTCCGAAAACTTGATAAAAGAAATTTTCTAAATAAGAAATCCAACCTGTTCTATCTTCTGAACTCCTGGAAGGATAAGGTTTTATTTCTGCGGTATTTTCGGGAAGTCCTATCATTTCCCCGTTCTTAACTCCTTTTTCTATAATTGAATTTGCATAAGAAATTTTGCCCGCCTTGTCCGTCTTATAAGAAACAATACCAAGAGCCTTATCTCTATGCTTAATTATTCTCTCATCTGATAGAGCCTCATTCCTTGCGTCTATAATGAACTTAGAAGCTTCTATTTGACTTGTCCCGTGTAATTGGTCCCCGATTCTTTTATTTGAACTATGGAGCATATTTTCTTTTTTAACTTCTCTCCAATCTCTCCCATTCCAAGCGTCATACCTTTTAATCATTCCCTCACGATTGAAAACAATTCTTACACGTTCGGGAGAAATTGGAATCATATTTATTAATTCATTTTCTTTATACTTGCACTCAATAAAAGCGTCTCCTACAATTAATTTAACTACTTCATGGTTCCACATAATTTGATTAAATGAATCCTTGCCCATTCCCTTGACATGGTCTAAAGTAACCTTAGTTTTAGGGTCCTTTGCTTTCCAACCTCTATGAGTGGTCCAGGTTGCTAAGGCATTTGCTGCACTAAATATTTCCGGGATTGTTAAATAATATCCATACCTTTCAGTCGCCTTATCAAAATACCAGTAAGTCTCATCTTGGTTTGGGCTTACTGCGTCTAAAGCTTTTTGTGCTACTATAAAAGACGGCACATTTGCAGTCATGTTCGTTGTTGTTGCGCTTGATATATTAAGTTCTGACATTTTATAGTTGTATTGCAAAAGGAATATCAAACCTCATTTGAGTTGAATTTCCATCTGCCGCTTTAATATAAGTTGAATCTACTGCCTTAGGACTATGTCCTATTTCGTAATATGGGGCTCCAGTTGTCCCACTTATACGGTCACAATAGAGTTGAAATTGAATTTTTAATTTATCATCTATTTTAAAATGTGCTTCTGGGATAGAAATTTCCCATGTATTCATTGGCCCAATACTCACTCCAGTTGCTCCTGTTTTTTCTATTGTTCTTTCCACGATTGTAGTAGTTACTCCAGCACTTTCTTTTTTAATTGCCAAAGCTCCAGAAATATGTAAAACTTGGTCACTATGAGAAACTCCATAAATAAAAGGTAATGTAAAAATAGCTGTTCCTTTCACGGTTCTTGGAGTATTGAAAGGATTTAACTCAAAAGTCTTGTTAAAAACTAAGGCTCCCCCTGTTGTTCCGCCTGTAGAATTAGATTCTGAAAAATAAGTGTTTGAAGAAAGTCTATAAATTATTGTTCCTCCGGACATTGTTGCGTAAAAAGGATATAAACTTAAAATTCCTGTCCCCTCTGCTAATTCTTGATAATTATAGGTTGCAATTACATTCTCTCCTGGAACTGCAAAATTTATTGGTAAATTTTCAGCCATTTTAATCAATATCTCCTGACCCAGTTAAAATAAAGTCTTTATAATTATTGTCTTTCTCCAGTTTTCTCATAGTCTCCATAAATGAAGCCCATAAAATATTAACCATAGTCAAAGCTTCTTGACGACTTGAGAATCCGCTCATATCATAATTTAAAACACAAACCGCAGCATAAGAAGAACAGGCGTCTCTTAAAATTTCTTTTCCTATTGTTGAAACTGAAGAATAATTAGTAACCCAATCGTATCTTGCTGCACTTGATAACAAACCCTCGGCTAATTTAATATAAACATTTGTGTAAGCTTCTGCAACTGATACAGAAGAAGCTTTGGCTCCTGATTTCTTCGCCACGTCCCCATTTGTGCATAATGTCCCTGCTTCTGTCATTTTAAATATTGCTTAAACGTAAATGCTCTAATTTATTTATTAATTTTTCTTGCATTTCAGCATTAAGAAATGCCTCGTTTGATACTTCTATTTTTTTAGATTCTAATTCTTTAATCGCTGGGGAGATTTCTTTATTATCTAGAATAGAAGTTTTTATCGCGAGTGTGGTGTAATTATCTGTGAAGCTCATGTCTTAATGCAATACACCTTTAATTTTAAATGTTTGTATTTTAACCCCCATGCTGCACGTGTTAAACCCTCTACGATGTGTGTATAATTTCCAAATATTTTAAGATGTCTTGTTCCTAACGTATCATCTGAATAAGCAAACTGCACGGATTTAAAAGATTGAAAAATATTTCCATCGTCTAATAATTTTATCTTCCCTTGCTCCATTAACATCTTTAAATTAGAATATAAAAGAGTTTTCTGCAACTTGGTTTCTTTCCCGTCCTTATCTACAATCTGTTTAGAGTTCCTAATTCCCTGGACGACGTCTTTTGTTTCTTCGTCCTGGACCAAATAATCAAGAACTCCTACCCCAATACCTTCGTCGTCAATTAAGATGGTAGAAAAATCATATAGCCGATGAAGGGCAACTATATGGTCCTTGGTTTGGGATAGGAGTGTTTTGGTTGTTATCTCGTTTTCTACTTGCACTAAATTATCATCATTTTCAATTTTCAATATTTCAAACGTGGATTCATCCTCTCCCATTCTCGCCACATCTACCCCTAAAAGATAATCTGAATTTTTATCAATTATCCCTGGACGCTGTTTAGTCATGCACTTAATTATTAATTCATCTGGGAACCATTGACGCATTTCATCTAAAAATTCTCCACAATATTCTTGACGATATTCCATATCTGATAAAAGAGATTTTTGATTTTTTAAAAATAATAATGCTTTATCTCTATGCTCCTCGGTCCATTCTTCCGTTATTTCCCTTTCAGTAATCACACGTTCAGAAGTAATATTAAATACTTTCCAACGGGAATCTAAATTCTCCCAACATTTATAAAAAAAATTTTTTTCGTTTGTATTTCCAACAAACTTCCCTCTTGGAGTGCTTGACATCCATATTTGACCGCCTGTTGTCATTAATGTAGGCATAGACGCTTTCCACATCATCTCCGGCATTCCTGACGCTTCATCAATATATAAAACGTCTCCTGTGAATCCCCTAACTGCGTCCCCCGTATTTCCAACAGGACGGGAAATAACATTGCTTCCATTCTTTAAATAAACTCTTGATTTTGTTGGTTTGTTCTTTCCTGTTTGAATTTCCTTTTTACAATTCTTTTCTAAATAATCCAAAACCATAATGATAATTAATTGGGCCTGGTCCTCGGTTAGAGAAACTACAATAATTCTCGCGTCTTTATGCTCTCTCATATACTTACCTATCTTATGACTGAAGATTGTTGTCTTTCCCACTTGTCGTCCTGTGTTTGCTAATATGTCTCCATCATAATCTAAAATAGCTTGTTGATATTTGTCATACTTCATTAATTAATCAAGGGGAAGGAGTTTATAGAATTTTTGGAAAAAATAAAAAAAATTTTCCTGGGAACTACCCCCCCTCTTTCTCCCCCCCTAACGTATCGTCGGCTTCCATAGGAAATGAAGGTAGGGTATTCGCTCGCTCCGCTCGCTCATACCATTTATTATCTAAGGGGACATAATGATTAATACATTCCCCCCCTCAAATCCCTTCAAGTCCTGCTTCGTGCAGGACCTTATCCTATAGGATAAGCCCGCCTAAGAAAGGCGGGTTGATAGGGATTTGATTCCCCCCCTGTATTAACATTAAATAAAGTGAGTGCGTTCAGAATCGGAAACATTGCATTAAGGTAACTAAGTGCAAACTGCGTAGCAGTTTGAAGAATCCAAACTTAATAAATGTTACTACTCAGCACGAACGTATTTAATGTTAAGAGAACAACCAGCAGATGATCACAAAACAACAATATTTATAAACTTGACAACCTTCCAACTTTTAAATTTCTGAATGTGCGCGATTGCGATTATTACTCAGGGGACTACTACGGGACTATACACACCATTTGGGGGGTTTGCTAAGGGGGGGAAAAATCAATCCCGCACACAAAACAAAGCCCAGTAGTAACAGATTATTATTATTACACACACAGATAAGTGTATAATAGAAACATTTAAATAGTTAAGAGATTTATAGAGGGTATGAATAAATCGGATAAAAAGATAAATTGGTTAAAGAAAGCTTTTGAGCTTGCTTATGAGAAAGGAATTTCAATAAATGAAAAGAAATTGATTTCTGAATTTATTTTAATTCATGGTTCAACAGAAAGAACAGCAAAAGAACTTATACAACAATTTCTAAATCAAGGAATAGTATTAAGAAAATTTAATTTAGAAGGAGAAAAGGAATTAGTAGCTCCAATAATCTATAAAGAATGGTTAGAAGAATTGGACACAAAGAAAAAGCAAGAATATTTGGCCCATGAAAAATACAAAGAGGAGCAGGTTAAACTATGAAATCACGAATTAATATAACAATAGATGAAAGGCTGCATGCACAAGCCAAAGCCAAAGGAATAAATCTTTCTTCTGAATGTGAGAGAATCCTTAAGCAAAGATTTTGTGCAAAGTTAAATGACGCCCCGCAAGAATCAATCTATCTTAAATGTGGGACCTGCGGACATTTATTTAATGATGGCTATTTATGTGAGTTAGATGGGCGTTGCATTTGTCTTTATTGTCATGGAAAAGACAAATGCAAGCACCAGGACCATTTTCACATAAGAGTTCCAGGTTTAAGCAATGAAAACCTTAACATTTTAAAGAAATACGTCCAGGATGGCTCTATTGACCGAATTGACCCTGAAATTGAAGAAAACTCTAAAAAAGATATAGAAAAGGAGCAAATAAGGAAATGATAGAACTAAATTCAAAGGAAGAGGAGATACTTTTAGAACAAGGACAAGAAGAATATTACAATTTTAAAATGCCCATGTTCTACCCTTGCCCGGATTATAGTCCTGCAGCACAAGGAGAGCAAAGGACCGCGGAGAAATTAAGAAAATGACAATTAAAGAAGAAATGCAAACAATTATTGACCAAAGGAACTTTTTAGATGATAAAGATTTTGAGAAGCAACTCGGCTTTTTAGTTTGGGAAGTTAAGAGGGAAATGTTAAACAAGGCTCGGGAATTATTAAAAGAGAATGAAGACTATTCTCCTAATATTGATAAATTTTTAATTCAATTGGACGGAGCTGTAAAATGACTGAATTAAAAACTTTAAATGACCTTACACCAGTAGGTAATTTTGCTAAGATATTTAAATTAGAAATAAAAGCAGAAGCTATAAAGTGGATAAAATTTTATGGAGAAATTAATTTAATAGATTATAATGTTAGAGATTTTATTAAAAGATTTTTTAACATAACCGAGGAAGATTTGGAGGAAAAACAATGAGAGAAGAATTGAAGATTTTTTATAAAAATAATGGTTGTGGAAAATATTTTATAAGAGATGGAAAGATTAAATCTTATAAAAAGATTATAGGAAAATGTGGTTCACAATGGGGATTATGCTCAAAGTGTGAAAGTAAATTAAAATTATCTACAATAAACATTAAAAATATAATGAATGAAAGAGCTTTATATATAGAAAATTTGGAGGAAAAACAATGAATAAAAAAGAATATAGAGAGAAGAATCTTAAACAAGTATTAATTAATGAACTAAAAGAAAAGATAACAGAAATGCAAAGTAAAATTAGATTTAAAGCATTTTCAGAAATAAATTTATTAGAAGATATTAAAAATAATATAAGTGTGAAGGATTTGGAGGAAAAACGATGACCTATAAATATTGTTCAAAATGCGGTGCGGAAGGTTCTTTTAGTGGAGAATATCAAGACATTAAATTCTGTCCTTATTGTGGGACTGAATTATCCTTGAAAAAAGAGGTCAAAGAAGATGATTTCTATTAATAATGCTATAAAGGGGGTTAAACGAATAAATGGACGAACAAAAACCAAACTTGGACAACTGGAATGACTTCTGCGGAGATTTCCTAAAAATAGAGCTGGTCAAAACTTTTCCGATGGTAGTGGTTCCAATTAAAGTTGAAGCGGGATTTGAAGAAGGAAAGGCTAAACTCATTATAGAATTTGAATTAATGGGTCGGTCCTGGAAGATGGGTCTAAATAAGACTAACCAAGACGTTTTAAGAAAATCGGGCTTAGTTTCTCCTAATGCAATAGTGGGAAAGACCTTGACCTTTGATAAAATCAAAGCGAGAAATCCAACTTTAAACACTATGGTTGATTCTTTTATTTTAGTGAAGGTAGAATAAATTAATCAATTTTCATTTTTTTTTTATTTTTTTTCCATAGGAAATAAAAGGGTATAACCTTGATTTCCTATAAAAGATCCATTTTAGAAGAATAAAAATCTAATAAGAAATTTTTTTAAGCTACGGCTATTTGGGTTTGGGTTCCAGAAGAACCAATATACCATAATGTTCCCCCACTAATAAACAAAGTTCCTGCGTTTGTTGGAGTTGAAGGAGCTTCACTATTGGATATAGTTAAGCCTCCTCCGCTTATGTGAAGTCTTGTGCTTGGACTCGTCGTCCCGATGCCGACGTTGCCATCGCTTGTGATTCGCACCCTTTCCGTATCATTAGTGAAAAAATTCATTGGAGCGTTCATCTGATTGCCAATAGACAGCAAGTTAGAATTCGTTGCATGAGTTGACGGAAATAGATTA